CTGAGTATTTGGGAGCTAGTTCCTATCCAAGAAGTCGGCTTGAAGATCTCATCTTGCGAGTTGTGTTCGGGATACCTTTTGCACTTTTCTGGTATTGGATGGGAACGAATCACTGGTTGCTGTGGTGAGGCCGACCCTAGCCGAGCCCCTGCTGAAATTGGGAGCCTGCTCTCGGTGTCGAGGGACTCTCATTAGCGAGAGCGACCGTTGGGGCCAGTACTGGATCTGCCTGCAGTGCGGGAGCGTCAGGTGGGTACTCAGGACTTGATGGCCTGGGATTATGTGATTCACAGCTTGAAGGAATAGTATGATCGCAGTACTGGAACGGCGGGGAGAAGGAGCGAGCGTGAAGTGTGAGGACGATATCCCGTGGGAGTTGGTACGCTCCGTCATGCACCGGGCGCCACAGTGGGCGAGGCAGGCCGACGGGCGGGCCGGGACCGGGGAGCCGCCGAAGCCCACGCTTCCGATGCCCCTCTCCCCTTCCCCCTTTATGCTACAATCGTCACGATCATGGCCAGACCTACGAAGCTAACTCCTGAGGTCCAGGCCCGCATCGTCGATGCCATCCGGGCTGGCAACACACGAGAAGCGGCTGCTCGCTTCGCCCAGGTCAGCGAACGCGTCGTTTACCTCTGGCTCCGCAAAGGTGAACGTGCCCGGAATGGTTCACCCTGCGGATTGTTGTTTCAGGCGGTTATGGAAGCCGAGAACGCCGCAGAAACCGAAGCCGTCGCCATCATCCGGCTTGCTATGAGGCACAAGTGGCAGGCAGCAGCATGGTGGCTGGAGCGACGCCGCCATGAGGTCTGGGGCCGGCGGGAGAGTGTAGAAGTGACGGTGCGCCGTGTGGCCGAACAGCGGGCCAAAGAACGGGGCCTTGATCCTGAGGAGGTCGTGAAACGGGCCGAAGAGATTATGGGCCTGCGGTAGTACCCGAAATGGCTGTGGCTCTTGCGATAGCGGAGCTTGAGACAGAACGTGAGACTGTAGAAGCCGACCCGGAGCCCGCCCTTGACCTCTGCGACTCGATTGAGCGTAACTTCTATGTCTACCAGGGCCGGGAGCCCTCGCTCATTCACCTTGAGCCCCACCAGAAGGCCATCCTCCGCTATGCCTTCCGCCGGTTGCCCGATGGACGCCTCCCCTTCAGCATCATCATCTACAGCACCATTAAGAAGTCCGGCAAATCCACCATCGCCGCCGCCGTGGCCCGTTGGTTCGCCGAAGAGCAGGTGCGGGCCGGCTCCGTCTTCTGCGTCGGCAACGACGCCCGTCAAGCCCGAGAGCGATCGTTTGAGTTCATCCGTCAGAGCATCGCCGCTACGCCCGGCTTCCTTCCAGGCAGGGACGTGCTGCCTGGGCGTTGGGAATGCCTACAGAACACGCTACGCTGCCTGTCAGACGGCACTAAGGTGGAAGCCCTGGCCGTGGATGCGCGGGGTGAGGCCGGGGGCTCGCCAGCGTTATCGGTGTGGACTGAGTTGTGGGGGTTCGAGACAAGAGAGGCCTTACGCTTCTGGGATGAGCTCACTCCCGTGCCCACCCTGCCCGACAGCATCCGGCTGGTGGAGACCTACGCTGGCTACGACGGCGAGAGCGACCTGCTGCGTGGCCTGTACGACGCCGGGATGGAGGGGCGGCGCCTCAGGAATGGGGAGCTGGCTGAGGTTGCCGCCCGCCCCGGCGTGGAGGGCGAGGAATATGCGGACTTCCTCCAGTCCTTCGCTGACACCCACGGCGACCCTGAGGCGCTGCTGCCCATCTGGGTCCGCGAGGACACCGGCCAGTTCATGTACTGGGACAGTGGCCTTGAGGCCCGTCGTATGCCCTGGCAGCAGGGCGAGGAAGGCGACAAGTACTACCGGGAGCGTGAGGCCCAGGAGCCGCCCAAGGCCTTCCGTCGGCTGCACTTCAACGAATGGGTGGGTGCCGAGTCGGCCTTCGTCCCGCTGGAAGTCTGGGATGCCCGCATGGACCCGGCGCTGCCCGACTTCCGCATTCTGCGAGAGGACGGTAAGGCCGCCGACCAGTCGGGCTGCGTCATCGCCGTCGATGCCGCCAGCACGGGTGATTGCTTCGGCGTGCTGGCCGTCACGCGTCACCCAACGCGGCTCAAGGAGCCGGCCATCCGGGCTGCCGCCGTCTGGGAGCCTAACCCGCGCATCGACTATTCGGCCGTCGAGGCTACACTCAGGGACATGATCAAGCGGTATAATGTTGTCGAGGTGGCCTACGACCCGTACCAGCTAGAGGATATGATGCAGCGGCTCAAGCGTGACGGCGTCGCCCGCTGCCGCCAGTTCAATCAGATGGGTGACCGCCTCCGGGCCGACCGCCAACTGTACGACCTGATCATGAACGGTGGCCTGTCCTGGAGCCCGGATTTGAACCCCGCCGTGAGGCAGCACGTGGCGAACGCCAACGCCAAACTTCAGAAGGACGAAGCCTCGAAGATGCGGATCGTGAAGAAGGCGGCGAATCGGCCGATAGACCTCGTCGTGTGCGCCAGCATGGCGGTGCATCGCTGCCAGAAGCTGCTGATGGAGAACGCATGATGACCACGAAGCCATATTGCCCAGAGCATGGGGTGTTGCACTCCTCTGAGAGTTGCCCACTTTGTCGATGGGAGAAACTGACAGGGCACAAACTTGATCGGCCTCAGTACAGGGAACAGGAAGCCCTAAAGGAAGCGGAACACATCTTGGCTAAAGCGCGGCGATAACTTTTCTAGGGGGAGTGGGAGGCCTGACATGGCCGACAATGGCGACGGCACGAAGGACCTGGCGCAAGTCCTGAAGCGAAGCCCAGTAGAGGCGGCCGACAGCCCACAGATGCCCGGCATGGGCTGGCTCCTCTACATGACGATGCCTACGGGCGACGGCTTCCCGCAGTGGGGCTCCGATGTGAAGCGCCGGGACAAGATGCTGCGAGAGTTCATCACCAAGGAGAGCTACTTCGCCTCAGCCCTCGCTACCGTCCAGGCCCGCAACGCCGCCATGCGCTGGACGGTCACGGGACCGCCGCGTACCTCGGAGGTCTACAAGCAGATGCTGCTGGAGGCCAACTTCGGCGGCGGCTGGCAGGACTTCATGGCGGCAATCAGTGAGGACCTGTACAGCCAGGACAGCGGGGCCTTCGTCGCGCCGGTCCACCTCACCGACAGCGAGGACTCGCCTGTCATCGGCATACACCACCTGGACGCCGCACGGTGCTATCCTACGGGCGAACCCGACTACCCCGTGATCTACGTCGACCGCAAGAACGTGTGGCACCGCCTGCGTCCCTTTGAGATCGTCCAGCTCCTGGAACTCGCCGCGTCGCCCGAGCACCCGGCGGCCGGCCCCCTGTACCGCCTGCAGCGGTGCGCGCTGACGCGGTTCCTGGAGACGGCGCTAAGGATGCGGAACCAGGCCACGTACATGAAGGAGAAGACGGGCGGACGCTTCCAGAAGGCGATCCATCTCGTGCAGGGTGTGGCGGCGGCGAAGATAGAGCAGGCCATCAAGGACAAGGAGGAACGGGCGGACGCCGAAGGTCTCATCCGCTACATCCAGCACACGATCATCGGCGGCGTGGACAGCGACACACCCGTGGACGTGAAGACCATTGAACTCGCCGGCCTGCCCGACGGCTTTGACGAGGACAAGTGGCTTCGCAACTACTACGTCGCCCTGGCCCTGGCCTTCATGACCGATCCCCAGGAGTTCGCCCCGCTGGCTGGTAGCAACCTGGGCACGAGCCAGCAGAGCCAGACGCTGCACATGAAGAGCCGGGGCAAGGGGCCGGCGCTCTTCCAGAACCTCATCTCCAACTTCATCAACTGGCACGTCTTCCCGGCTACCGTCGAGTTCTCCTGGCAGGAGAGGGACGTGCAGGCCGAGATGGAGCAGGCTCAGGCTGACAAGGCTGACGCCGAGACGCTACAGATACTGGTCGGCACGGGCATCCTCACGGCCGAGGCCGCTCGGCAGATGCTCGTCGACAAGGGTAAGCTGCCCCAGGAGATATTCGACTTGATGGGCGCCGAGGATGTGACCACAGAGCGCACGACGGACGCCGAGAGCAAGCCAGAGCGCGAGGACGGGGCCGAGGAATCGCAGGGGCAGGAAGAGAAGGAACGGGCCGAGGGTCGCGCCGGACCCGAGGAAGCCCGCCTTGACCTGGAGGCCACGGTTGCGGAGCCTATCGCCCTGGCCCTGAAGCGCATCGAACGGAACGTGAGGCGGCGGCTGCAGGAAGCCGAAGCCTAAGAGAGGGGAGTAAGTCATGAAGAGGATCATCGCATACCTACGAAGTTGGTGGGCCGAGAGGCCATACATCTTCTGGCCCGCCGAGCGCCGGACGGTGAAGCGGCGCATGAGGGGATAGCCCCTTGATCATCAGCATGGCGACAAAGGCCATCCAGGACTTCACTCTCGATGAAGAGTTCTGGGCGCAGCAGCGCGCCGAGATGATGGGCGCGACGCTGGCCACTTGGCGCGAGCTCTATGTCGCCGGGGCGGAAGAGGCTGCCCTTGCCGCCCAACTTCCCTTCGACCTTGACGCCATCAACCTCGCGGCCGACCGCTTCATCGCTGGCTGGACTGACGCCTGGTGGGCGAACCTGGAGGCCACGACCCGCGAGGGTTTGCGCGCCGCCATCGCCCAGGCGAATGCTGAGGGCCTGGGCGTCGACTACGTCTATAGCGCCACCAAACCCCTGTTCGGCGAGGCCCGCGCCCTGAACATCGCGGTCACGGAAACGACGAACGTCCTGGGCGGCGCCGCACAAGAGATCATGGCGCAGGCGGGGGTCGAAGAGTGGGACTGGGACACGGCCATGGACGCCGTGGTCTGCGATCTCTGCAACGAGATGGCGGCGAACGGGCCGTACCCGATGAGCCAGGAGTTCCACAGCCGGCACGTGGGCTGCCGGTGCGCGCCGAGGCCGAGGATGGG